ATTACATCCGACGCCGCTGGTAGTCGTGCAGACTGCTACTTGGACACTCTGCGCGCCGTTGGTAAGGGTAGGCGTCGCAGCACGCAGCAGGTAGAGCTTGAGCGCGCCGGTTACGCCGGGGCAGGACATCGTGCCGGTTGTCGCAGTCGTGCCCGTGGAGGTCGATTGCGGAGTAAGGCCGAGGCCATTAGAGGTATCCGCGTTCGTGTCGCCCGCGACGCAATAATAGTAATCCGTCGTTCCGACCGTGAATCCGCTGACGATGCTCGGCGCGGCGGGGGCCGTCACCGGATGGGCCACAATCGAGCCGGTGCTCGAAATGCCCCCCGGAGGTGAGGCCGATCCGGCCGGGCCTGTCGCTCCAGCAGGCCCCGTTGCACCGGCCGGGCCAGTCGCGCCGTCGGCACCAGTCGGACCAGCCGCCCCAGTCGCTCCAGCAGGGCCAGTCGCCCCGGCTGTTCCAGTTGGTCCTGTTGGTCCTGTTGGGCCGCCTCCCGGTCCCGTCGGCCCGGCGGGGCCGGTTGGGCCGGTTGGGCCAGTTGCACCCGCGCCGCCGAGTGAATTTATGATGTGGTTCGTGTCATCTAGCGCATAAAAGCTGCCGTTCACTGGCGCGGTCGTCGCCGATGCTGAGGCTCCGTTCAGTATCGTGTTTGTATCATCAACGATGTGATACGCCTTGTTGGCTCCAGACGTTACGGCATGGAGCAACGGAACGCGGAAAATGCCGATGCCCGTCGCGAACATCGCGGCGACAATCACGAGGCGCATACGTTTCATAAATTTGTCAGGGTTCATTGTTCACTCTCAGCCATCGGCAAGTCGGAATTTTCTCAATCTGATACCAGCCCCATTGCTCATGGTGCCCGCCGCTCGTCAGGTCGCCTGGTGCATTCGCCACGTTCAGCGGCACCCAAATCCACGTCAGTTGGGGCTTCTCCATGTCGGCGGTCAGCTTCGTCCACTGGTCAAGCGTGTGCTCCCACGTATAGTCGCCGCAGCGATGGTCCGCGCCTTCAAAGGATTCCGTCCCCCTCTGCCACGCAGCTATGCAGAGCCACACGACCATCAATATGATCCATAGCCTCACGGCCCAAATTCGATGATGAACGCATGATCGGTCAGCGTCAGCGGCACCGTGGCGGTGCTACTGATCGTCGAGATTGGCGAAGTCCCAACCGTAATATCGTAAACTTTCACCGTGGAGTACGTGGCTCCCAAGTTCACCGTCACGGGGGTGGAGGCGCTGACCGCATCGCCCCAGACCACCAACTCGAATGTCCCGTTGCTTTTCTGTATCAGCAGGTCGTGTCCCGTGTCGGGCTCGCCGACGACGGTGTAATTCACCAAGGTTGGAGTAAAAGCCGATGAAGTATCGGCCAGAATAGTCGTCAGATTGTGGATGTACGTGGCCGAGAGCTTGTTGGAGTAATCGGTATGCAGGAGCCCGAAGCCGTTCCCATCGTCGTGAAGCAAATAAATGAACGTGTATTTCCAGCCCAATTTCACCGCCGAGAGATAGACGTTCGTGAGCAGCTTGCCTTGCTTGTCCTCGCTAACAGAGTTGGTGCCGGTTGTGACCCAGCCGGTTTCGGTCGTCAGTTTAGGCAACACCGTAAGCTGAGGTATCGTGTAGCCGGTATACCCGTTGCGCCACGTCACCGCATAATTCGCGAATGGTCCATCCGAGCCAGAGGCCGCACCGGGCCATTCTGCCCACCAGGATTGATTATCTTCTGGCGTCGTTTCGCCGTTGAACATCACGTAATTGTGCAGGTTCGCATAGTCCGCGTAGACGGTGCCGGTCGGCACCAGAGTGCCTGAACCGGCCGGCACGACCAGGAATTGCAGACCTACGTTGCTGGTCTCCGATCCGGTTTCGGTGGTGTCGAACACTGGGATTCCAGCGAGATTACTATCGGCCTTGACGGCTGCATATAAATCTTTCTGGAAGTTCGAGACCGCCGCATAATTAGAAGCGCTATTTATCCCTTGATACGTGAACGGGAAATTATTTGGCTCGTTCGGGCCCTCCGTCGCCAGCAGCGCGCCGCCAGCTTTCATTTGCTCATATTGGGCGAGACTATCCGCGATGTCGTTCGGGTCGGCGTCGACGATGGGTAACTGATCGAAGGTAACGCCCGTCGAGTTATGCACGCCGATCAGGCTCGTGATGACCGCACTATTATGCGTGGCGTCCTCGCGGACATGGCGCATCCCGAGATAAGTCAAGGCGGTCGCGTCGAGGGTGGGGCTATCCGCGCCCTGAACGATATGGGTAGCCACGCCCAAGGTGTCGAGAAAATCATTAGCTTTGACTACGTTCGTCGAACCGGGGGCATTGACGTACCCCATCGCCGTCAGCGAATCCACCAGAAAGGGCTGCCCTGCGGTTGCAACGGGGCTGGTGGGCAACGCGAGATGGTAATTGTTCCCCGCAAAGCTCACATAGCCGGGGTCGATGTTGACCAGATCGTGAGCGCCCGTTGAGATGCCGCTGTAGGACGATGATTTGCCCTGATGGCCGCCGTCATCGTTGTAGTCCCAGGTCAAGTTGACGCCCGCCGCGGCCGAGGCCGTGCCCCCTTCGCAGATATTGTTCTTTGCGATAAAGGTCTGGTCCGCGTTATTCCCCGAGCCGCCCACTCCGAAGCATTTCTGAAAGGTCAATCCGTTGGTGACCTTAAGCGTGTTGTTATAGAGCGTGATGTTCTGGGAGCAGTTCGCGTGCGTGCAGCTTCCGTCGTTCGCTTCCTGGTAGCCGTAATTGCCCAAAGTGCCGGCCGCCGTGTAGCAGACGTTCCGCGTCCACAAAACGCTAGAGGCCGCGTTGAACGTATTCTCGTCGTACATACACGCGCTGGCGTTAGCCGCGGTGAACGCCGAATTGGTCCCTGTCGTGATGATGTTCGAGTCGGCCGTCGCGGTATGCGAGCCGAGAGTTCCCGCGCCCTTTATATCAATTCCGTTGTGATTGCAGCCCGGCCCGACGGTGTTTCCCTGCACCAGCGAGTCGCCACCGTCGTAATGCACTTGCAGGCAGTTGTGGCCGCCGACGTTCTGGACGGTGTTGCCGATCATGTGGACGCTATCGATGCCGAGGCCCGAGCCGAAGTCGTCAAAATCGAGCGCGTTGGTATAGCCGCAATCGTCGCACGCGCCCGCCGTGAACGTCCCCGAGTAGGAATTGCCGTTACAGTCGGTCCCCGAGTGCGTGCCGACCGCGACACAGTAGCCGTGAGAGTCGGGGCCTACGGTCGCGCCTGTGAACTTCCCCGGGCCGCCATCGTGAACGTAATTGTTGAGATAGGTAATTCCAGGGGCGTATCCACCCGCGCCGCCCGTGCCTTGAAAGGTAATCCCCTGCAAGGTGAACTGCGTGCATTCAATACCCGAAATGGTCAGGTCGTGGCGCGTCCCCGATAGCGAATCGACGCAATAGCCGCGAACGCCTTGACCGTTAATGATGGCCCGTCCGGTGCCGTAAGCTCCCAGCACTACCGGATGCCCAGAGGTGCCGTGCATATTGGTGATATCGAGTTGTTCGTTCCAGGTATCGCCGCCTCTGAGGTTGATGTGGCTATCCGCCACAAACGCCGATTGCACAGACGAGACGTGCGCGAGCGTACACCACGGCGCCCCGCTGCTGGTGCCGGGGTTGGCGTCGTTACATGCGGGCGACCCCGAGTTATCGACGAAGAACTGGTTCCCCGTTGTCGCGCTGCGCACGTAGAAATAGCTGGTCGCCGACGCCACGGAGGCGCACAGGAGTACCGCTATGACGATCAGCCACCGATAAGCCATTTAATGACATCCGAGCTTGTTCCAGTGATGGACATGGTGCCGCTGCCGGGTGTGCAGACCACGACGTTCGCGGCCGTGGTATCAACGCAGATTGGGAAGCTCGTTGCGCTGATGCAGGCGTTAGTTGCTGTTCCCGCGCCACCCGAGAGGGTTACGCTACCCTTGCAGGCGTTCGTGAGTGCGGTAACGCTCATCGCCCCTGCGGCAGTCACGCTCGCTCCAGTGTTGCCGCTGACGATAGCCCCAGTCGCGGCATAGTAGGCCACTGCGCCTGCCGCGCCGGTATTCGCCGCCGCAGGTCCAGTTGCTCCGACCGGGCCAGTCGCTCCGACCGCTCCGGCCACTCCAGCGGGTCCGGTTGCGCCTATCGGGCCAGTGAAAGATGCGCCCGTCGGGCCTGTCGGGCCAGTTGCTCCAATCGCGCCATTGGCGCCGTTGGAACCATTCGAGCCAGACAATCCGGTTGGGCCAGTTGGGCCTGTCGGGCCAGCAGGGCCGGTCGGTCCAGTGGCGCCGGTAGGGCCGCCCGAGGGTCCGGTGACGCCAATCGGGCCAGTTGCTCCGGCCGGGCCAGAGGCTCCGACTCCGGTAGGTCCAGCCGGTCCGGTTGGGCCAGTTGCCCCGGTCACGCCAGCCCCAGTTGCGCCGGTGACGCCGATAACTCCTTGAGGTCCAGTCGCGCCGACCGGGCCCGTTGCTCCAGTGACTCCCGCCCCTGTGGGTCCGGTCACTCCTGCTGGTCCTGTCGCTCCTGCTACGCCAGTTGGCCCAGTTGCGCCCGTGACGCCAGCTCCGGTAGGTCCAGCCGGCCCAGTGACCCCATCAACGCCGGTCGGTCCCGTCGCGCCGGTCGCGCCAGTCACTCCCGCTCCCGTGGGTCCGGTAGCGCCAGCCGGTCCAGTAGCTCCTGTAGTGCCGGCAGCTCCGGTCGGGCCTGTTGGGCCAGTGGGGCCAGTCGGTCCCGTCCCCGCCGCAGCCGAACATGGGACCATGGTAGCGCCGCTTTTGCACCACGCCTCACCGTCCGGCAGCGTCCCGAAGAAAGGCAAGCCGTTGAGCCCCTTGACCGTCATCTTGCCGCAGCCGCTGGTATTGGTCGAACTGCATTGAGGGACGTTACGATTATTGACTACATCGCCCGTGAATTGCTGCCAGAAGGATTGCGCCCCGTCATTGAGGCAGAAATCGCCACCGACTCCGGGCTGATAGCCCCAGCAGGTGCCATAGGAAGTGGGCGGATGGTTCTGGTCCCCCGGCGTCGGGTCGGTATGCGCAAAGACCGGGATGAGCAGCAGCGCAGCCGCCGCTACCACCAACAAAAGAAATCGGGTCTTCCGGTCTTTCATTTTTAGTACCCGCGCGCAAGGAAATTTTCGTAAGCCCCCTGAACTGGGTCCCAATCGAGCGGCGGCTTCCAACCATTGCGCCGTAACTCAAAGGCCAAATCTTCGGCGCCCATGTCGTTCTTGATGGCGCGGAGAATCTTCTTCTCGAACTCGGTGCGGTTCTGGTTCCCCAGGTTGGTGTAGTAGGCCGCCTCTTGTAGATTTCCCATGCGCACGGCCTTCCCAGCGCGGTTGTTGCACGCATCTATCATCGCCCCCGTCCGCACAATGTCAGGGTCGATGGTCGGCGGAATGTAATCGCTGATGTCGAGCAGCCGTGGCGTCGCCCAATAGGTGTAGTGCATCGTGATCGATTGCGTCGGCCACGGATAAATCTCCACCTGCTTTGGCGCTCCCGTCACGTTCAGGTTGCTGTTGAGTTCGGCCACGAAGTGCGGATACGCCCACACCAGAAAGCGGTTAGGCGCAATCCGGCGATTCAGCGTATCTTCGCTGACCATTTCAAGTGCGCGATACATGAAGTCGCAGATGAACTCGCCCAACTGCCGCGCTTCGGGCGCGAGCTGGACGTAGCGCGGGAGGATATAGAACGGAATCCCGCTCTGCACTAGTGGAGGCGGATTGCTCTGATTGAAGAGGAAGCCGTTATCTTGAGCGAAGGGCGTCTCAAGAATGATCGTGCCGTCTTGCTCGGCGTAGGCGATGCGATACCAGGTGAGCGCGACCTGCGGACGAAAGAAAAGGCCGGTGAACCCATCCGGCCAATGGTAGAACTGATTTGCTTGGCAGGTAGCTAGGGCTTGAGAGTCCAGTAGTACGGTCGGATTGTCGAGATTGACAGTACAGGTTCCGCTGTTAATTGGCGCAGGGAGATATATTTGCCCGTACTGTCGAAGATGTCGGAACTTGGCTCTGGCCGCGAGTTCGGCATATCGCTGCCCGACCCATTGGGCGGCAAGCTCGTATCCGGAGTCGAGCCCCAGATTCGCGACAACCTGCCGCGCAACTTCTCTGACAGCGATCGCCACACCGATTAAACTCCCCTACTTCTTTTTGTGGCCCTTTTTGGGCATTTCCTTCTTTTTCATCTTACCTCCAATGATGGCCGGGGTCGGCTTGAACGCCTGGTCCGTTCCCATCGGTCCTTTACGATTCACGAAAGTGCCTTCCCGACCTTGCTGACGATTCCGCCTTTTCTCCTCTTCTCGGCCAGCGCAATCGCGATAGCCTGCGTGCGGTTTTTGACCTTCGGGCCTTGTTTCGAGCCGGAATGAAGCGTTCCCTGCTTGAACTCCTTCATCGTCTTCTCGACTTTGCCCTTGGCGGCTTTCTTCTTCACTTTTTCTTCCAGTGGTCGCCTAACGGACCATGTGCCGGATGATTGCCAGTCGGACCAATGCCTTCAATGCCGCGATTAAGATAGTCGCCGAGAGGTTTACCCTTCCCCTGCGGGTCTTTCGACCGCCGATATTCAGCGGTTGCCTCTTGGTGTCCGCGCTGAATGCCGCGTTTGCCCGGTCCAGCCATCAGACGTTATCCTTGCCAGCCTTCTGCGTGCTCATCGTGCCGTAGCCCTTCTTGGCAACGCCCGTCCCCGCAATCGGCCCCGACTTCTCGCCGATACGCTGAACGACGTTCTTCGCCGGGATGACGGTTTTGCCCTGCTTGTTATCGGCCATTACACTTGTGCTGCTGTTACCGACAGGCCCACGCCCGGAATGCTTTTCGCCGTTTCCGAACTGACCGGCACATAAACCATGTGCCACGCAATCAGCCCGACCGAACCATCGGAGCCCGCGCAGTTAATCCGAATGACACCGGGCTTCATAATGAATCCGGTGAACAAGGTCGCCGCCGCGATCGGACCAACGCCGCTGGTTACAGTGATCGAGGCCGCCGTGGCGAACGAGGTAACCGGGATGTAGAGCGTGCCCGCCGCTAGTGCGTTCAGCTCTGCCGTGGCGCAAATATCAACCGCGGTAACCGGCTCAAGGCCAGCCGCAGTCGGAACAACCTGTAACTTGGTCGCATTCGCTACCGCGCCCACCGCCACCGTGCAATGGCCGTAGATCATCGACACGTACACGGACCCGCCGGCCACCGTAAAGATGGTCTTATTGGCGGTCTGTGGCAGGAGGATGGGCGGGGTCTGGATGGCCGCGCCAACGCCCGGTGCGGTGATACCGTTAGGGAAATTGGTTGTCGGCATTTTAGAATCCTACGCTCGAACCGTAAGTCCAGCGCCAGTCACCTACGCGCATCGCGAACCGCTGATAGACGGTATGGTCCGACGCCTCGATAAAGGGGTCGTCGAAGGTGCGTGCGCGCGGACGGTCACGCCACATAAATTCAACGTCCGACTCCATCATCGGAGCGGAGAGTGTCCAGTCCTGGGTGCGGGTCATGTAACGCACGACGCCCCAAGTCAGATCGTCCTCGATAATCGAGTTGGTATCGTTGTTGGCGCTTCCGCTCTGACCTGACGAACCGAACAGCACTCGCGCGACGTACCGATTCGCCGGATGAATCATCACGCGGGCCGCTGCCATGTTCTGCGGGCGGCTGCGTTCGTCGTTCAGCAGGTCGAAGTTGACCTGCCCCGCTTGTACGGCGGTCTGCGACAGGGTGACATCGGGCGAAGGCCGGTTGGACTGCGTGGTGCCGTCCAAATCGACGTGCGCGGTATTGTAGAGAGTCGCGTTGTCGTAGCCGGTCGCCACTGAGAACGAGTTGTTCGGCCAAGTCGCGAAGGCCTGCACTTCCTGACGGAAACGATTGCTGCGGCCCATGTCGGTCCACATTTCGCCCATCACGCCGTACTTGTCGTCGCGCCACATTTCCCAGGTCACGCTGAACAACTGCCCGTAGGGAGTCGCAGTGACTTGGAAGTTCGGCCCCGGAATCGGCAGGTCAGGTACGAACTGCTGGCCTTCCGGCTTGTACGGCTGCTGCCCCATGCCCGAAATCTTCGATGAGATATACGGGTTGGTCTCCATGTCCACGCTCTTGATCCAGCGCGGCCAAAGACGGGGATACTCTTTGCCCACATTGACCAAATAAGTCTGAAACTTGGTCGAGAGCAGGTCGCTAAAGGCTGAAGTTACGGCCGGCATCTAGTTCTCCTTAACTGTAAATGGTCTGGCTCGTCAGGATGCGAACCTGTACGCGGCCGTTGACTAAGCTCTTTTGATCGGGGTCGTAGCCCATGAGCTGAAAGACCGGATTGCCGGTTCCCGTGCCCATGTAGTAGTTGCCGCTCGTGCTATCGAGCAGAAGCTGATAACTGGTGCCGATGGTGAAATCGGAGGGCTTGCCGGTGCCGAGCGCGGCGGTTCCGGAGGTCGTGGTCGTATCCACGCTCACCTCGAACAGCACTTCCTGAAACGGGAGAACTACCGGAGCATCGGCAGCGGTTACGCCGGTCGCCTTGGCGAGCGCGACACCTGCGATGGTCGGCGCCGTAACCGAGCTAATGATCGCCATTCCGCCAGACGAGAATTTCAATAGCGCCCCGACGACATAAGTCTGGCTTGCCGCCTCGGCATAGTGGTAGGTGAAAGCATCCGACCAGCCACCCGGAGTCGGCCCCTGCGCAATCGGCTGAATGTTCGACGCCATTAGCGAAATCTCCTTGCATCAAATCCCGGTTGAAGCGTCTGCCCGTCTGGCCCACGCATCGAGCCGCGGCGCATATCGCCTTCCGTGAAATTCGTTCGATTAGGTTGATAACTGAATGTTTCGGCTTGAAGGGGTCCGGCGCCACGAGCGACACGAGGGTCCGCGTCGTTCAGGGTGTGCATCGTATTCGCCATGCCCGCGCGGCCAAGGCGCTCACTGGCATAGACGACCGATTGTTCCTCGACCGCCATCTGGTTGTTGAGCTTGCGGCGGTCGGCATCTTCCATCGTTCGCCGCGCTTCTTCGGTCTGCTCGAACAGGACGGTATCGCCAACACCGCGAAGGCTGGTCGGCCCCGCGCTGTCGTTGCCGATTAGATTCGCCGCGACCGGATTATCTTTGCCCTGCACCGGCTTAAATCCCAGACGCTTCGCGGTCGCGTGCATCTGGCGGATATTGGCCTTCGCGTTATCGGGATAGCCATCGGCCACCGTCAGGAAGACGTAATTCTTGTCGTCCTCGCGGTTCTCGATGGGAATGAATCCCGCCGCATCGAGTTGGCCCAAAATCTCATTGTCTCGTCGCGCCATCTTGGCCGCATCGATTGGTTCGATGCCGTCGCGCGCCTGCCGCGTCTCGATCTCTTCCTGCAATTCGTCTGCGACCCGGCGCTCCGCTTCGTCGCGCTCGTGGCCCGCAGGCAAATCCATTGGCTTTTCGCCTTTCGGCATTAAACCCAACTCCCCTTGTTTTTATCGGCACGTTGGCCTTGGCGGCCCTGTTCATCAGTCCAGTCGCGGTCGAGGCCGAGGCTTCCGTTGGTCTCGTCTTCCAGCACTTCCATCTGCTTGCGCACGGCAACGAACTCTTTCAAGCCGCCGTTGAACTGGAGTTTGCGCAATTCTTCATCATCGCTGCGTCCGCCGACGGCGCGCTGCTTGACGCGAAATTCCTTCTTCCAGTCGCCGCCGAGCACCTGAGCCAAGTTCTCGGGCTCTTTCTCGGTCTCCTCGATCTCGCTGCGGCCACCGCTTGGGATGAGCGCCGGGTCGGGTTCGCGCGACTTCCTAATAGCTTCTTCGCGGTCGGCCGCCTGAATGTCTGAGATGTTCTCGCCGACAACGAGGTCGTGCGCAGCCTTCCAGTGCTCGGGAGTCAGTATTGCGCTAGGGTTGTTATCCCTGAATGTCGCCATTCTTTCGTCGATGAGCTTTTTATATTTGCCGGAATAGTAGGGAAGTCGGTCCGCCGATAATTGCGCGATTGAGCCAATTGCCGCGCCGCCCGCTTGCGTGATACGCGAGATTTCCTGTTCGTTGCGCTGACGGTCGGCCGCGCGTTGCTGCTTGAGCAGCCGTGTAACTTCTTTCGTGTCGTTCGCCGCCATCGCTTCCGCAATCGATTCCTCGCTGACGTCGGCGATTGCCGCCGCGCGAGGTGCGGGCGCCTGAACTTCCCGACGAATCGACCCGCCGCTGATTTGGTCAGCGAACGGTTTCATCAATTCGGGTAACGCTGTTTTGAGACCTGCGGTGACCGATGCGGAGACTAGACCGGCGAGCTTTTCGTCCTGTGCGTTCTGTGCCGTATCGTTAGGCTTTTCGTCGGGCATAGTTAATGCCTTATATCGAACAGCGTTCTACTGTCAAGCACCGTCACTTTGTCTTGACCTGCTGAGCGATGGTATCGGCCAGTTTGCGCAGCACGGCAGCGGCACCCTGGAGCGCCAAAATCTCGTCGGGGTTCTTCTCTTTGATGGCGCGTTCCTTGATCGTCTCGCGCTCCTCGTTGAGCCACGCGCGGAGCGAAGTCAGGACGGCCGTGTCTTCTTTACAGGCGAAAATCAGGCGGTCGGCGGATGCCATCAGTGAATCGGCGGCTGGCCTTGCGGCGGGCCACCGGGACCAGCGCCGTTAGGCTGCTGCATCTGGCTAATCATGCCGTTTAACTGGCCCGGCACCTGCTCCATGCCGAGTTGCTGCATCATCGGCTGAATGTCGTCGAGGTCCACCTGCAGACTTCTTACGTCGCTAATCTGGTCGAACGTCTTGAGAATCTTGCCGAAGAACTTGTTGATGGCCTTCTCAGCTTGTTTCGCCACCTTGTCGGCGCCCGGGAACGGCGGCTGCGCGATGAATTGCGCGAGCTGCGTCATCGCCTGGAAGTAAACCGGCCAAATCTGCGTCGCCAGCATGACCATGTTCTGCCGGTCGGACTCGCGATTGACGCTGACGCTGGAGGCGGTTAGCTGAATATCGAGCGCATCGGTCAATTCGACCTTGCTGTGCTTGAACAGGTCGATTACCAGCCCCGCCTTGTCGTCGCCGAGGATCTCCTTGAGCTTCTTGACGACATCCTTGTTCCCGGCGCGGACCTGCTCCTGTAGCCGGAAGAGACAGTGCATCACGACCTGCGAACCGAAGTTCCGCATGTTGTTGAACGGGTGCGTGAAGCGCCGGTTGGCCTGCTGCATCATCGAGAGCATCGAGATGCCTGGCGTGCGGCTCGATGAACGAATCGGGGCGCTGATTTGCGTGGTCCCGACACGCTCGCGACCCATCGCCGTGACGACGGACTCGGCCTGAATCGCCGTGCCGTTCACTTCGCCCATGTCCAGAACCTTGATTTCGCCCTGCGGACCCTCATCGTTGATGAGGTACTTGCCCGGATACGCCGCGGTGGTCTCCTGCATCCCCGTGGACGGACCCTGGTACATCTTCGTGTTGGCGAGCATCATGTTCCAGATGTGGTTATTGTGAATCTCGGTCACTTCGCGCTCGAACGGGATCATCATTTCGAGTACGCCGAGGCCGAATGCCGTGTGGGCGCGGTCTTGGTAGCATTCGAGCACGAATGGCCGCGAATCATAGCGGTTATACATGACCTTCAGGATGTTCCCCGAAGTCATGTTCCAGATAACCTCTAAATCCTCGTTAATGCCGTCGTCGTCGATGTCGAAAAGGATGAAAGTGTCGCCGATCGTGACTGGCGGCTTGGTATCGAGCTGTCCGCCGCTCACGCCGGCCGTGCGAAGGCGGTCTGCGCGAATCACGCTCGACGTATCGGGCGCCGCGGCATCATCGACCGTCCAGTTATTGAGGCGAGCGCGCAGATTCAGCTCTTCCCGATTCATCCACATCCGCATCGTGGCAAATTCGCAGTCTTGGATGTTCTTGGTCGCGTTGGCCGGGATGATGAAATCCTCGGGCGCAAGACAATGAATCTTCGGGCCGAATGTCACGACCTCGCGCACGTCGGTCTTACGCACAGTCTTGGTATAGGGGATATAGCCGACCACTATGCCGAGTTGAACTTGGTCGATAAGGCCTTCCTTGACGCCGGGCTCGAAGTTCCAGAAGCCCGACTCAACGCCATGATTGACCAAATCTTGCACGGCATCGGCGGTATCATCGAACTCGCCCTTACGCGAACGGATCGTGAGGGGCGGCTTGACCTGAAAGATAAGGTCTTCGGCCTGTGAGATGACCGTATCGCAGGCCATCGCGCCGATTGTGACCTCGATTACCGGCGCATTCTCGAATGGTAGCCAGCGCGCGTGGTCGGGCGGTGTCCCCTGGTACATACGGATCGCCGTGCGGCACATATTCTCCCAGCCGGCGCGGGCTTGCAGGGCGCTCTTATGCTTGTTCTGGAGGCGTTCCTTGAGGCGGGCACGCTGCTCCATGTTGATTTTGAGCGGCTTGCCTTCTCCTATGCTTATTGTGCGCATTTTGGCTCGCCCCCGAGGAATCGAACCTCGGCTAGCATCCGGCGACTAACCCGGACCGACAGGAGGGTCACTCCCCGCTCTACCACTGAGCTAGGGACGAGCACTTTTAAGTACCCCCGAGAACAGGGATACCTAGCGTGACGTTCGTATCGACGGATGGATTATTGTACGTGACGTTGAGATTTGGCGTGCCCTGCGCGAGGTTGGCGCCCATGATGAGCACGAAGCCACCCGCATTCATCGGCAGCGGCGTATTTTGGTTGATCGTGAGATTGGCCGGCTGGTCGTTGGTGACGCAGATGGTCCCCAGCGCCGGCATAATCGCGGCCTGAATCGGATGAAACGTAACCGCATCGCTATCAGGCGTTGCGATGATGGTCGAATTGGTCAGCGCTTCACCGACGATGTAGCGCCGCACAATCGGCATATCCGGCAGTGGGATGCCGTCTAGCTCGAAACTGACGGTCATACGTAGTTCGGGCATTTAGACCAAATCGATGAGCAATTCCGCGCCAATGTCGAATTGGGTAACGACAATCGGGCCTGACCATTGAGTAGTCGGGCGTTGTTCAGTCGGAGCCGAGTCCGCACCTTGCCAAACCTGTTGGTACACATCGACTGCGGTGCCGCCGACGGGCTGACTCTGGATGATGACCTTGCCGTCGCCAATGCCAGTGCTGTCTGTAACGACTACGATGCGCTTCGGGATGAGGTCGTAGGTGCAGAGCGTATACGGCAGGGTATTCAGCGAAGACGCCGCATAGGTCAGCGTCCACGTCCGCCCGTTCGTGACGACGGTAACTCCAGCGGCCATTTAGAAACTCGGCTTGGGCATCCGCGAGGGGTTCTTCTGCATCGAACCGGAGCCAAACCCCTTTTTATTGCCGGGGCCGAAGCCGTCGATGCCGACGCCGGAGCCTTTCTTGCCGCTGGCGCGGTCGCCGTCGCGTAGATTCTGCTCACCCGACCGAATACGTGCGATTTCTTCTGGACCGTTTGAACCGCGAGGCATAATCGTTACTCCGTAACACTCGAACAGCGTTTGATTTAGCCATATATCAAACATCGTGCTACTGTCAAATTCATGCCATCAGCCCTGGTAATTGATTCCGGCCTGTTTCCGGATGTGGCGCGCCATCTGAGCAAGGCCTACGACGTGCGCTACTTCTCCAGTTGGACGAATGCGTTTCCACGCTCGCAGGAGCAGGCAGTCGGCGTCGGGATACCTGGCATCGAGCGGGTCAACGAGCCGATTCGCGAGATGATTACCAAGCCCCCGGACCTCGTGGTGGTGCCGGACCTCTATCTGAACGATTACGAGATGGCGGCGCGCAATCTCGGCATTCCAACCATCGGTGCGAGCGACGCTAACCAGCTCGAAACTGATCGCTGGAAGCTCAAGGAATTTCTCGTTGAGCACGATTTAGACGTAATTCGAACGGTCGAAATCCAGGGCATCGATCACGTCAAGGATTACGTCGAAGAACACCCCGAAACCTACGTCAAGGTGAGCGTGTTCCGCGGAGACATGGAGACCCGCAAGGCGCAGGACTGGCTCACCGAATACAACCATCTCAAGAATCGCCTCGGGCCGTTGGGCGACAAGGTTCGCTTCGTGGTCGAGGATGCCATTCCAGACGCCCTCGAAATCGGTATCGATTGCTGGTGGTGCGATGATCGGATGGTCGAGCCGTTCGTGGTCGGTGCCGAGACTAAAGACGCCCGCTACTGGGGCTATGTCTGCGACAGCGTGAAGAAGCTCCCGAAGGAAACTCAGCGCATTCTGAAGGCCTTGGGCGAGTATTTTGCCGAGCGTGAGTATCGCGGCTTTTTCTCCAACGAGATGCGAATCCTGCCGGATGGGCAAACGTTCTTTACCGATGCGACTTGCCGCGTGCCGTCGCCTCCGGGTGGCGTGATGATGGCGGCGTGTAAGAATTTCCCGACGGTAATGTCCGAACTTTCCAAGGGGGTTTCCGTCGCCCCAGAATTTGCGGGCGAATGGCTATTCGAGTCGGTGTTCAAGTCCGAATGGGTGCTCAAACATTATTTGCAGGTCGATGTACCCAATCTAGACGGCTACACCTTCCACAATTACTGCATGATCGACGGCAAGGTCTGGATTATTCCGCACGAATCGGAGATGGCCGAATTTGGCTCGGCGCTCGGCTGGGGCGGACTAAAAGAGGGCTTTGATATGGCGACTGAGAACTGCGAGGCCGCTCACGCGAATCGGCTGGACTGCGATAAGGGGACTCTCGAAGATATTGAGGACGAAATCAAGGAAGCGGCGAAGCTGGGGTTCGTGCCCTAGCCGATGTCGTCACTCCCGAAATCTTCTTCACCCCACAGAACCTTTAACATAATGAGAATAGTCACGGCGTGGCCTCTTGCATCGGTAGTAGATTAGTCGCTCGCTCTCGGGCGTCATCGCGATATTCAGGATAGTCTCCAGCCGATTTATCGCGAGGTGCTGCTCGCCACGGTTGAGGCAGATGATACCAGGCTCGATGGAGATGGCGAGCGCCAGAATTTCAGGGGTTAGCTGGAGCACCGGCCGCAGTCTCCTCGGGGGTCGGCATGTGCGAGCCCGTTGCCATCGCCGATGCCCCGCTACCGAGAAATTCCGTCAAATAGCGGGCCACGTTCGGGGCGGATGGATTATTGATGGTCTTGACCAGCGCTCGCGATAACGAGGCATTCCCAGTCCTGATGGCTAATCCAATTCCCACGCTCCCCAACCCTAGACCGACCAACGCCTCGGCAAATTGTTCCGGGCTCTTGGGATTCATAATCCCCATGATCGGGCTACCACCCTTGTTGCCTGCGGCCATCGCGATCATGTTGTAGGCGATTGCGCCTTGGAAATAGGGGCTGCTGAGGATGCTGCGAATAACTTGGGGATTCTTGCTGGCGAGTTTCAATGGCGCCGGGTCATTGGCGGCCTCGACTACCTTGGTGAACGTCGCCGGGTCGGCCAACGGCGAATCCTTGCCGAACATCTCGCCCATCACAACGCGCGACGCTTTGTTGCCGCCCCATTGGTCTTGCAATTTACGTAATGCCTTCAGTTCCTCGAAAGGCTGTCCCGGTACGTGCGTCCGTTCAAGCGCCTTGCTCAGAAACGCCTCACGCAGATTGCCCATGATGCTGCTCGACCCGTGAACCTTATCCGCTTCTTCAGCCATGCGAATAAAGTTGGTTGCCATCTCCGGGTCTTTGACCATCGGGTCGAATAGCGCATTTGCGACCTGCTGGCCGTACTTTTCGCTACGAGGGTCGAGCTTGTCGATGACATCCTGGAACCGGCCATATTCGGCGTCGAGGCCGTTGAACGCTCCTCGTTGCTCGGGGCTCATTGGCTCCTGAAGCGCCTTCGTCAACTGGTCGTGGATTTGTCCCCTGATTCGCAAGTCCGTATTCGAGGCGTTCCCCGATAATTGCTTCCGCAAATCGGTGCGAACGCCCTGAAGTTGCTCGGGTGTGCGCGTTATCGCCGGCTCGGCTACTGGTGCAGCTTGCGGACGATTAGTCGCCTTGCTGGAAAGCCTATCAGCACCAGATTTGCCTTTTCCTAACGCATCGAGGTAGCCCTGCCGCTGCTTGGGAGTCATCGTCGCCAATTCGTCGGCTGGGATTAGTCCTTGAAGCGGGTCGGGGCCAGTCGATAATTTCTGGCCTTCTTCAGTGAGCCATTTCTTCAGCTTGGGGCTATCTGCACCCTGAGCCATGCTCACCATTTGCTCGCCGAGAGTTTTGCTCTCGACCGGCACGTCAGGCAACAACGGCTGATAGCGATTATGGAAATCTTGGCGCGTCGCGTCGAGTGTTGATTGAAAGGCTTGTTTGTAGCGACCGCCCGCCTCGATACTTTGAGCGAGTTGGTCCCGAAGTGTGGGATTCTCCATCACAGAATCGATCTGATGGTCATCGAGACCGTGCGCCTTCCAAAAGTCGCGATTACGTAAATCTTGCGCCGTGGCCTTTGCCGTCTCGGCTGCTGCACCGGAAGCCTGCATCTTGAGCGCTTCGCGAATCTGCTTGACCTTGCCCATCGTGCGTTCTGCGGCGGGAAGTTTCGTCAGTTCGTTGCGAACGGCGTCCTCGGTCTTTCCGAACTTCACGGCAGCTTCGCCGAGTTTCCCGACGCCCGTAAATATACCGTTGATAATTGCCGATTTGGCGACATCTCCCGCCGACGGGCCTTGGTAGGGCTGTCCCGTAACGGCGTGCTGCGTACCGGCTTCAACGAAAGGCTGCGCAGCGCCGCCAATTACACCACCAGCAATAGCGCCCGGAATCCCGCCAACCGCGCCGCCGACCTCCGCACCGCCAACCGCCGTTGCCATACCGGCCGCCGGCGCTGCTATCGCTTTGCCGATGCGCTTGAGGCGTTCGCCTGCTGTCGGATTATCGAATACGGAGCCAGGGACATCTTCGTGCGGAACGAACTTGTGCTCATCCGGCAGGTCGGCTACTGGAACGGGCGCGCCCATCAGTCAGCATAGCTCCATCCGCTCGGCGACTTCGGGTCTTTGACCATTTTCTTGCCAGATTTGCTCTGGGTCGGGGCCGCCGAATCAGCAGCGGGAGACATCGAAAGTGGTAGTCCCGTCTCGGGATTCACGCCCGCCGCATGAGCCTGTTTGGCGAGCCACGCCTCCTTGTCGGCGGTCCATTTGCGATGAGCGTCACGGTCCCACCAGCTCGACGGTTCCTTATCTTTAAATTGAGTGTCCGCCTGCTTCTGGAGCTTGCTGAGCACGACGCCCGCGCGATTGGCGGCGACCATCGGATCGATCGGCTTGGCGGGTTTATCTCCAGTGCCCGTCAGGCCTAGCTCCTTCTTCTTGCGCGCTTCGTCGATGTTGGCGCTTTCGCGCAAGCCGATCATTTCCTTTTCTTTGCCTGTTTCGGCCCCGATACGGTCTTTCAGAAGGGTTTCTGCATCACTATGATGTTCTTGGCGTAAGGTCTCCTGTTGCTGGAATCCGGCCTTCTGG